CTCATCTACGAAATCCCTTGATTTTCAAGGGATTTTGTTATGCCGGGTACTGCTATTTTCTGTTTATTTTATCACGCTTATTCTGAGCTTAAGGGTGTATACATTTGTTAAAATAAATTTACCCAAGCGTAATATTGTGGTAAAATTTAATAGGTGATAACCAAATGCTGAGGAAAAGAATTTTTTATTTTTTTTTGAAAGTCCAACAGCTTAGCTAGTGAGAAGGGAGGTTATTGAATGGAATTATTCGCTAAGCCCGGAGTGGGAGGTATAATTGAGAAAAATATCGATGGTGTTGATTGCATATTAGTTCAAGACAGGTGTAAGGAGGATGCAATATCAGAGTTTGGGCTGTTAGAAATTCCAGCTGGAAAAATTAGAGAGTTCGAAAATATTTTTGACTGTTTGAGAAGAGAAATCAGGGAGGAAACAGGATTAAGGGTTACTAATATTAAAGGCGAAAATGAAGCAATAGTTATAGCTTCTAACGGATATAAAGTGCTAAACTATACTCCATTTTCTTGCAGCCAAAGTATTCAGGGATCGTATCCAATTATAGTACAAATCTTTATATGTAATGCTGAAGGTGAATTATTAAACAGCAATTTGGTAAATAGTCAAGAAGTATTTTGATTTGGTTTTCTTACAGAAGAGTAACCTTAATAGACCTACGGCTTTCATAACAAAAATCGTAGATTAGGAATGCGATATGGATTACCTACTCTTTTCCGGAGAGTAGAGTTGGCTCTTGTCCAGCAGACCAAAGAGCAGACGTATAAATTTACGGGAAGTCAACGCGAGTGCACGTTTATGCTGATGATTTCTGGTTTCAGCATATTTCTTATAATAGAAGCGTTCATATTCAGGACAGTGTCTTATAACACTTCCAGTTGCTTCTATGATGTAATACCGAAGGTAACGGTTACCGGCCTTGCTCATATGTTTGTCTTCTGATTCAAAATCTCCTGAATCATTATCGTTCCAAACGATACCGCAATATTTTGCGAGTGAGTCAGCACTTTGAAAAACTTTAACAGAACCGATTTCAGCAAGAATTCCGGCAGAGTAAACCTTACCAATTCCAGGGATGGAATTAAGCACTGTATATTCCTCGGGATTTAACCCTTGCACAGTTTGAAGGATTGCTTTATCAATTGCTTTTAATTCCTTCTCAAAAGAGCTGATGCAGTTAAAGGAGGAGGCAATGGATATCGTAAGTGGTTCATATAGGCATTTATCAAGCCTGTATGAATTACGGGCTGCGGCCTGTACTATCGTAGCTGTTTCTTCCGGATCAGCGATGCGACCTTTGCTTTTCGAACTAATGAATGCAACAAGATCTTCAATAGAGGTATTTACAATATCCTCATTTGTAGTGAATTCGGTAAGAATAGCCTCAGCTGTAGCGCCATATTTGTTTGAAAAAGGATGTTCTCCATTGCGTAACAAGGCATACTCACTGAACTTCAGAAAGATGTTATTTAGCATATATGTTTTCTCTCTGGCAATACATTCAGTGATGTGCATACGATGCCTGGTAAGGCGTTGTAAGGCGAGATATTGGGAACCACGCCAAGGTTTGATGCTGATACGTCCAACACGGGCAAAATCAGCAATAACAAAGGAATCAATGCCGTCATTCTTTCCGATGTCATTGAAGGACTTTTTGTAATTCTTGACTTCCTTTGGATTGAGACAATAAACACGGACAGAAAATGGAGCTAATAAATCGCTGACTGAAAGATAATTGGCCAGATGAACTCCATAAAACCCGGTTGATTCCATTCCGATTATAACGTATTTGAACTGATGGTTTTCATTAAGAACATCAACAATCATACCTTCAAGAAGAACTGCACCTTCCTGAGTGTTTGGAGCAGGTTTCATTTTAATGAAGAACGCCTGATTAAAATCAAGTGCAGAAATAACATGAATACGGGATGCAATATCAATCCCAACAAAAAGCGTTGAGAGGTAATCGATTTTTTCTTTCACGGATAGTCACCACCTTTCATAGTAGGATAAAAAGAATGTAATCATGGCTTATCCCAGATCACTACGCCACCCTAACCCTCGCGATATTAGCATTCTACGGTAAGAAATACCCTGCTGGAGGCTAGATACCGGGATGCAGCATTTGTGTAATAAGTCTTGGCGTAGCGTTAGGGCTGCATGCTTTCTTGGCAATAACAAAATGTTTTGCAGGAGTAATGAAGCAGTGACCACAGCTACAGTTCTTATGAACTTAAGTATAGCACCTGGGACCATGACAGAAAAGTAACTTATTAACTATGTAGGTATGATAGGATGACCAACGATCCATCCAACACCTATATCATAAAAATAAGTCTATAGACTCTGTGATTGAGGTCTATAAACTTATAATACGAGGAGTAAATAATTATGGGAGATATTTTAAAGATTGAGTATGATATGGAGGATATGGCTGTAGGCATTAAAGAAGCCATAATGAAAGAATTAAGTAAAGAATTAGCTGAAGAAATCAAGTCTGAGTTAAAAGCGGAAATGAGAGAAAAGTTATTTGGTAAAGTAAAAGAGTCTATTGAAAATAATACATATGAGTTAGTTCAAAACATGATAAATGATATATACAATACAGAAAAGATTGTCATAGGTGGTGGATGGAAGGAAGAAGCAAAAGAATTCACACTGAAAGAATATGTAATTGAGCAAGTAAAAGAAGTGATTGTAAACAATAAGTGTGATGGTAAGGGATATGGAAGCACATCATTCCAAGAATGGTTTACTAAAAAATGTGTTGATCCAGACATTCAGAAAATCATTGAGAAGGAAATCTCAAATATTCGTAATGATGTAAATTATAAGGTTAAAAATATGTTTGATACAAGTACTAAGCAGATGCTTTCTGAAGCCGTTCTAAGTGTTCTGATGGCTAATGATACATATAAAAAGATTGAAGGTAGTATTGCAAGTATAGCAAGTAAATAAAATTATATATCGTATAAGATGAAATAGAGGGTTTATCTGATGAAAGGAGTAAATAAATGAAAGCAGTATGGGTAAAAGCTGATGATTGGCAAGGAATGTTTATTGATGGAAATCTAGCTTATGAAGGTCATGAAATTAGCTTCAGAGAATTTAAGGAGATTTGTAAGCGCAACAAGCTAAACGGTTCTGACGTTGAAGAAAAATGGGTTACTGATGACTATTATGATAGATACCTGAGTAGATATGGTAGCTTCCCAAATGATTTATCGGAAGTTGAATTACAAGAAAATTAGCACATCAAAAGAAAATTTATCTTAATAGGAAGGAGATATTAAATGGGAAATATTATTAATGGTGTTGCGTCTGAGTATGAAATGCCAAGAGAACCAAGATTATACGAAAGTAAATTACCAACGACTGGTTGTAACGTTCCTATGCCACCTGTAAAGCAACTTAGAGATGAAACGTGTGAAGATTGCGCAAAATCAGACATGTGTAGTATTCAAGAAGAATTTATGAGAGCATATAAAGACATTTTAGAAATTGAAGGTAGAACGAATGTGTTTATCAATACGTCGGTTAAGTGTAAGAAGTTTTTACGGAAACCTTCTGTAAATGGTATACGATAAAGCTGTTATTTTAAAGGAAGGAGATGAAAACATGAAACCAATCGTGGTTTATGATATTGAAAAGTATGATGGAGATGAAAACTTATTATTAATTAACAAAGGTGTGTTTAATAAGTTATTAGAAGATGTATATAACGCAGGAATACAAGACGCAAACAAAAACAATTTTTATCCGACATATCCAAGTGGAGTGAGAAGTCCTTTTGTTCCTGTTGAAATAACATGTGAAACTAGTGATATAGGGAAAAGTAACATTAGAGGAACACAAATGTAAGTATGGCAGACAAAATGGTTGATTTATTAGATTGAGAGGAGAAAAGATGAGTCAAAAAGAAGTTGATAGTCAATTAAAATCAGCAAGAGACAGTTTAGATAGACTTGAAAATATAGTTAACTCAACAATAGACCAAATTAATTCACAGAATAATTTAACTCCAATACAACCGATTAAACCATTGTATTTAACTAGTTGCAAGGTTAGAGATTGTGAAAATTCTAGTTGGTATGGAAGTCATTACATAAGGTTTGATGTTCCAAAAGAATGCATAAAGATTTTAAACAAAAAGTTTAGTAACGTACGTGGAGATGAATCATGGGGATATTATCAGTTTAGTTATAATACTGAAAAGAGTAAAGAGAATTATACGATTATACTTAATGCTATTGAAGAGCTTGACAGTGAAACAGATAAAGAAAATATTATAGCAAGTCAAATCAATATCCATACAAAAGAGGTAGTAATGAAAATGCTTCATGATATTGGTATCCCAACGTCAAAATATGAATACAAAACAAGCAGATCGAGAAATAAAGAAAGTATTACTTGTGCATGGACTTATGAGATTCAGTCTGCATTCAATACATATTCAAGCAATGTGACTTCAACTAAAAATAAGCTAATTGAAACATTTGATAAGATATATAAAGTTGATCAGGATAAGCGTAAGGAAGAACAAAATAAAAAGCAGCAAGAGATTGAGCGTAAAGAAAACGAAAGATTACTTGCGTTCATGCTTTCGAAGCATGAATTAGATATTACATCTGATTGGGAAGACCTTCAAAGTGCAATTATTGACAAAAACAAATATCTCTATCTAGCACATTATCTTATGAAGAATAGAGGAGATTGGAACGATGGTTATAGTTATGCTGAAACTGGATTAAGTGGATTTATAATAGAAACAGCACAGGATCAAGAGATTAGTGATTGTATAAGTGATATTATAACTACTCATGATGATGTTGATGGTAGATATTTTAGAGATTGTTCATGGAGTTACGATGCATTATATGGGATTGTAAAAGAGCAAAATTCTATGTTATACGAAGACTACCTAAAGGTAAGAGAACATGTAGAAGATTATTAAAAGCATATAAAATCTGTCTTTCATTAGTTTGTTATTGGAGGTGAGAAATATAGAAGTATTAGCACAAACAGAGTATCAAGATTTGTATAGAATATCAGACGGAGTTCTTCTTGTTGTCAACAAGTTTAAACCTATTGATTATTCTAAAAAGACTTCGAGGTTTGTACGAGTATGGTTTCCAGACGCAAAATACAAAACATACAACAAAGGATGTCAGAAAGAGTTAAAAGAATTAAAAGAAGATTATCTTGATAAATATGCAACATTGACCGTTAATAAAGGAACTGTATTATATGGTGGTAGGCCAGTAATTAAAACAGATAACAAAGCAGATTGGACTTATGAAGTAAAGACAACTGGAAGCAGCTTGGGTGGAGATTTTGATATAGTAGAAGGTATGTTAAGCAATATATTGAGGATTATAAGGACGACATAAATGCTGTATTCGATGTTATAAGAAAGGAGTGAACACTGAGAATGGATGAATATGAAGTTAAAATGTTAGAAAAGATTGACTCTGGAGTTATGTTAACAGAAAGAGAATTAAAGGAATTATGTTTTGAATACAATGAGGTAGACAGAATTGAAGGGGATAATCGAAGATGGTGTAGATCCGTCAAGTCTATTATTAAATTTGGTGAAAGATATTTTGCTTTAGATTGGCAAGAAGGATTGACAGAATGTCAGGAAAACGAATTCTGTAGCCAACCATATGAAGTTGAAGAAAATACATATGAAAAGACCATTACGGTTACAGAATGGAAGAAGAAGTAGACAATGAAATGCAGTTTTGCTTGTATCAAGAAGGGAGAAATGTGTTGGATATTAAAAATAAAAGATTAACCGATAGAGAAAGTGGTGCTATCTGTATGGATGACCTTGATAAAATAATGGAAAAGTTATTTAAGTATGAAAATTTAGAAGATAAGATACACGAATTAAGTAATAGTAGCGATGAAAATATCATTGAAAATCTTGTTAATATCTTTATAGAAACAATTTTCAAAGGTCAGAAGCATGAAGGATTTGAGATTTTAACCAATGAAGATTCCGTATTATATAACGAATGGTTAAAGACAAGATAAAAGGAATATTTCATACTATAAATAAATAAAGACAAGAAATATTAAACTAAGTATTGCAATTATTTAAGAAGTATGATATAATACATTTGTTCATAGCGATAGCTATTTCAAATATATGATAGAAAAGACATATTAAACAAAAAATATTATAATAAGAAAAGGAGAAATACATAATGGTAAACGTATTAACAGATGCATTTAAGAGTTTTGAAACAACTGACGAGGATGGTGAGGTCGTAAGAGTTGACGAAGGCGACACAATTCAATTTGCTTTAGAAACGGGAGAGAAGGTTAAAGGTAAACTCACTAAGATTTCAGGAAAGGGAGATAAAACTAAGTTGCAGATTGTGCCTGATGGTGGACAAAAGGAAGAAATTTGGTCAGTGTTAGTTATGGCAGAAGGTAGTTTAAGTGTAGTTACAGAATAACATGAGATATGTAACATAGTAAGCAAATATTGAAAGGAGATTATACATAATGGAAAGGATTTTTAGAGTTAATAATAAGGAATTTACAGATGAGGGTTTGGCTTTAGATTACGAAAACAAATTAAAAATAGAACAGGAAGAACGGGCTAAAGTAATTGCAAAGGCTGAAGCTGAACGTAAAGCAAAGGAAGAAAAGGTTACAGAACTAAATAAAAAGATTAAAGAAAAATCAAAAGAATTAGATAGTTTATTAGATGAATATGAAAAATTATCTGGAAACAAGTATTACTACCGATATACTGGAAATGAATATTCTTTTCCAATGTTATTAAATGAGTTCATGAATAGGGCAAATTGGAAGTAGATATCAAACAAAATGTGCTTTTGATTCGGTTATAAAAGAAGTATTAAACAAGGTAACAATAAAAATTAAACATACATATTAAAAGGAGATTAAAAGAATATGGCAAAGGAAAGATTATTTGAATTACCAGAAACCAAAGGCGTTTATCAATTAAAAGGATTGGTAACAGGTACAGAAAAGGATGCTTTTTATAAGGAAAGTAAAACTAAGACAAATAAGGATATGCGAAGAGTTAACTTTGGTGTAACTGTTGAAGATGGAAAGACAATGTATGTTACATTACAGGGTATGCCAAAGGATAACGTTAACTTTTCAAAGCAAGTCAAGAAGGGTGAGAAGGGAGAAATTGTATCAGTTCCGTGGTCACAGCGTCACACATTTAATAGAGAAGGATTTAGTGTTCTTGGATTAAACGTTGGATTAGCAAAGACAGTAGATGCTAAAGGCAATCAAGTTAATGATAAGAAGAAGCTTGTAGAATTTGATGCATGTAATGAGATTAATAGTAATCTCAAAGGCAAAGATGGCACTAGCGTATTTGTAAAGGGAAAGTTAGAATACAGCAGTTTTAAGACAGATCAGGGAGAATTAAAGAAAAGTACAAAGCTAATTCCTAACCAGATTTCATTATGTGGCGAAGTAAATTTCTCTGATGAAAAATTTGATCCAGTACATGATTTCACTCAGACAATTGTATTTATGGGTATTAATCAGGAAAAGGTTGATGATAAGCCTACAGGTAGGTTTGTAGTTGAAGCAAAAATTGTTACATACCAGACAATTGAAGATGCTGAATTTATTATTACTGATACAAAATTAGCACAGTTGTTCAAGAAGAATTTAAAGCCTTATACAGCAATTGAAGTTTATGGTAAGTTAGAAGCATCCACTGAAACAGAATCAGTAAGTGATGATTGTTGGGGAGAAGAAAATGCCATGTCAAAGGTGAATGCTCCTACAAGAAGAGAATTAATTATTACTGGAGCAAAGCCAACTTCAATCGACGCTGATACATATAAGAAAGAATTAGTTGAAGCAGCTATTGTAAAAATTAACAACGCAAGCAATGCAAATGCGGATTTTGGTGGTAAAGCAGATGATGGATGGGGTAACTCAACAAATCTAAGCTCATCTGATGAAGAGGAAGCGTGGAGTTAATCTCCACGTTTTACCTTGAAACTATTAATCACGATTATATGGAGGAATAAAATTATATGGCTAAAGCAAGGTCAGCAGCAGTTACACAAGCAAAATTAAATATGATTATTTACGGAGAACCATTCACAGGAAAGTCTACATTAGCTATGCAGTTAGCATACTTTAAACGTCCTGATGGTAAACCATTTAGAGTATTATATCTTGATCCAGAGTCAGGTAGTATTGATGACTATCTTGATAGCTTGGAGCAAAATGGAGTTCAGCTGGCAAATATTTATATTGTATACACACAGTCTCTTGGAGAGGTCAGACAGTATATTTCAAAGGTAAAGAACAATGAAGATTTTTACGAGTTAGATGAAGATGGAAGTGAAACCGACGACGTAGTTCTTGATGCTGATGGTCAACCGTTCAGAGCAGACGCAATTGTAGTAGATGGTGCAACTATCTTAAATCTTACTACTAAGCAAGGATTGGTTGAGTTTTCAAAAAAGAGAAATAAAGTTAAAGCTGATAAGGACGGATTAATTGGTGACGCAAGGCTTGTAAAGATTGAAGGAGCTGGTATGGAACTAAAGGATTATCAGACTGTTAATTTCAAAGGACAGGATTTAATTCTTGATCTTATGGCTTCTGGAGTGCATTGTATTACAACTGCAAGAGAGGCAGATGAAAAGGAACAAATTAAGTTACCAGATGGAACAACAAACAGCGTTTCTACTGGAAGAAAGATTCCAGATGGATTTAAAGGCATGGATTATAACGCAAAGACTGTTGTTAGAACATTTATGGATAAAGAAACTGGTCAGGTTTGTGCTTATATCAATAAGGATAGAACTGGAATACATAAGGCAAATGAAATTATTGAAGATCCGACACTACTTGATTGGCAGTTAGTAATTGATAAAACTGCAAATAGAAATAGTTTTGTTCTTAAAAATGATTTAACTAAGGCAGTTGACGTAGAACAAGATATTTATAGTAAAGAAATTCTTGGAGGAGTATCAAATCCTTCTAATATAACAACTGAAGATAAAGATACTATAGCAGCAGATGATATTACAGCAATTAAGGATAAAATAGTCGCAAAATTGAAGTCTCTTGATCCTGTAAAAAAAGCTGAAGTAAGAAAGCAACTTAATGAAAATGGTCTTCCTGATGCATTTAAAAATGTAAATGATATTATTATTCTTAACAAGGTATGGGAAGTAGTTAGTAAGTAAATCGCTAATATAATTAAAATTTGAATATATGGGGTGGAAACACCCCAATTATTTTATAAAGGTTGGTGAATTATGAAAAAGAACGTTTTAAGAGTGTGTGCAGAATGCATTAATGATAATGGTTCAGATATAGTTATACAAAGAACTGATTGTAATAATGTCGTGCTATATGATGGTAAATATTATCACACACAATGTTTTGTAGAAATGTGTAATCAAAAATTAAATAAAAGGAAAAATAAAAAATGGACAGATGCATTAAATAATATACCGATACTTGAAAATAATGCAAAAGTATTGACGGAAAATTATTTTGCAAAAGATGATGTTTATCGATTTATTATTCATACATATGATATTGCAGTAATTCCAAGCTATATGTGGGTTAAATTAAACAAGATTTATGCTGGTGAATTAGAAGGAATGACAGTTGGAATTCCACCATCACATTTGTGTGATATGTGGAAAAGACAAATCAGTAATCTGAATAAAATTCATGACTACAATAAAACAAAAGGAAAGAGTATGGATAAAACTCAGAGATTAAACTATGACATGTCTGTACTTGTAAATAAATATGACAGTTATTTATCTTGGCTTGAACAACAAAAAATTCTTGAAAGAGAAACAATCCAGAATCAACAGAAAAAAGTTGAACAAATTGACTATCAAAGATTAAGCAACATGAATCATGTTGAAGAGAGCAAAGATGATATTGATACATTACTAGATGAATTGTTTTAGCAGAGGCGGTGATTTGTAATTGGGAGACAATGAATTAGAAGTAAAGAGTTCAAATAATATACAATCAGAAATTTGTCTGGTTGGTAGTTTATTTAAGAAACCAGATTTGTATGTTTCATATGGTAACTTTATGAGAAGTCAATATGATTTTTCAGATGAAACAACTAGATTTTTTTACAATATGTTTGAGTTAATGTATACAACGTTTTCTCAGACAATAGATGAAAATAAAGTTAATATTTTTATGAGCCAAGACGAAGATAGATTACATACATATAAACGATATAAAGGATTTAAAACAATACAGCAATGGGTTGGTTTGGCTGATGAAAATGATTTCAAGAATTATTACAATATAGTTAAAAAATATTCATTAATAAGAGAGTATGAAAGAAACGGATATCCTGTTCAAAAAATGCTTAATCATCCTAAGTTTGATAAATGGCTTGCACAAGATATTTACAAAATTATAAGGTCAAAAGCAGACAAAATAAATACTGTAATTAATGCATGTGAAGAAAGTATTGTATTAAATAATGGTAATGAAAAGCAAGTAAAGGGATTTTTGTTAAAGCCTGATATGGGATTACCCATGCCGTGGGATTTATTAACTGAAATGTTTAGAGGTTGCAGAACAAAGAAAGTAGTATTTAACGGATTTCTTTCAAATGAAGGAAAAACGAGAAATATGATGTTACTAATTGCATACATAGTTTTAGTACAAAAGGAATCATTTTTATTACTAAGCAATGAAATGGATGAAGACGATTTACGAAATTGCCTTATTACAACAGTTATTAATAATCCATGCTTTAGAAAACTTCATGGAATAAATATTTATAAGTGCGAAAAGGAAATAGTACTAGGTATTTATCATGATAAATCAGGAAATGTACTAGAAAGACTGGTAAACGACGATGGAGAATTTATCGAAACTGAAGAAGAATATACATTAAGAGTTGAAACAATCTCAGATGAATTTAATTATGTATCAAAAGTTGCACAATGGATTGATAAGCATACAGATGGAAAGCTATTTTTTAAAGATGTTGGTACTGATTATTCTGACGAGGCAATAGAATTTGAGTTTAGAAAACATCGTATGATTTATGGAGTTAAATATGCTGGATATGATACCCTCAAAGGATTTCGAACAGATGATTGGCAAACAGTTAAACAGACAGCTACAAAGATTAAAGAATTAATGAAAGAAATAGATATGTTTTGTTGGGCAGTGTTCCAGTTAACAGATGATACTGTTTACACAGATATTTTTTCACTTAGTAGTAATAACATAAGTAATGCAAAACAAATTAAGCACGTTGCCGATATGCTCATGTTAGGTAAAAAATTGGATAAATCAGAATACCACAAATACCAATATATTTCTGTAAATGATTGGGGAGAGCCACATTCAAATGATTTATCATATGATAAAGTTTATTTTGCTTTGAAGGTTGATAAAAATCGTGGTGGAAATAAAGATTATATTCCAGTATTTGAAATTAACCTTGACTATAACTTATGGAACGAAGTTGGATACTTAATTAAAAAGGAAAAGGTGTAGACAATGGACGTAGTACAACTTAAAGAATACATATTGGATAATAATTTGGTTGAAACTATTCTTGAAGAAATAGGATGTCATCATATTTTATATCATTCATCAAGTACATATTGGAGTGCTGCCAATTATGATGGTGACAATAAACAAGCAATTAATATTAAAAAAAATGAATATTTAGGTTGTATTAATCATACTAGACAAATGGTAAAAACAAATAGATCAACGGATATTATAGACCTTGTTTGTTATAATAAAGATTTATCTTTTCCAGAAGCACTTAAATATTTGTGTAATATTCTTGGCTTAGATTATTATCATAATTTTGATACTGATATTCCTGAAAGTTTATTAATAACAAAGATGTTATATGAAATGCAAGAAGGAAATTTTAAAGAACAAGATAAACCATTAAAACCAATTTCACACAACGTACTAAATTATTATAAACCATACGTTAATGATCTATTCTATAAAGATAACATAGATTATCAAACACAAGTAGATTTCGACATAGGATATGATGAATTTACAAACAGAATTACAATTCCTATATACTCCGATGTTGGAGATTTAGTTGGAGTGAAAGGTAGATTATTTAAAGAACAGTTATCAGAGGATGAATTAAAATACTTGTATATAGAACCGTGTTCAAAATCAAAGATATTATATGGTATACATAAAACTATAAGTTATATTAAACAATTGGGAAAAGTATATGTACTTGAAGCGGAAAAGGGAGTAATGCAATTATGGTCATACGGATACAGAAATTGCGTTTCAACAGGAGGTAAAGAATTATCAGCATACCAAATAGAATTACTTACTAGACTTGGTGTTGATATAATTTTATGTTTTGATAAAGATGTAACCAAACAAGAAATAGAAGAGTTATCGGAACGTTTTATTGATAACGTACCAATTTATTATATGTTTGATGAGAATAATATTCTAAATGAAAAAGAATCACCTTCAGATAGTCCGAATAATTGGACACAACTATTAAAAAATAACATTTACAGAATACGATAGGAGATTGTATGAAATATAGATTATATGAGAATGGAAATAATAATTCAAAAAATGTATTGAAAGAAGTATTAAATAATAGGGGAATAAATGATTATAATACATATTTGAATCTAACAGATGATGTTATTATACCATATAAAAAATTAGATAACATTAAAGAAGCAGTAGATGTATTTGATTATCATTTTTCAAATAAACATATGATAAAGATACTGTTTGATACTGATGTTGACGGGATTACATCTGGGTCAGCAATGTTTAATTACATAAAACGTATGGAGAGTTCATATCCAGTTGAGTATATAATTCATACAAGAGCTAAAGCACATGGATTAAGTAATGATATCGTTATTGATGATAATACTAAACTATTAATCATTCCAGATGCAGCCAGTAATGACATAGAACAATGCAAGTTATTAAATGAAAGAGGAATTGATGTAATTATATTAGATCATCATGAAATTGAAAATGAAAATAAATATGCAATAGTAGTAAATAATCAATCTAGTCCAGAGTATGAAAATAAAGCTTTGTCTGGTGTTGGAATTGTCTATAAATTTTTACAGGCACTAGATGATTATTATTGGAACGAATATGCAGATGAATATTTGGATTTGGTAGCACTAGGAAATATCGGAGATATGATGGACATTAAATCATATGAAACAAGACATATTATAAATAAAGGTATGGCAAATATTAAAAACAAGTGCCTTGAAGCTTTTATTAAAGCGCAAGACTATTCTATGAATGGTAAGGTAAATATTCATAATATGCAATGGTACATTGTTCCTGTTATAAATGCAATGATTAGAATAGGTTCAAGTGAAGAAAAAGAATTATTGGTTAATGCGTTTATTGAAAGAGATAAATTATTTGAATATAAAACCAGAGCCACAAAAGATAAACCTTCAGAAGTGATTCAAGAAAGTATTTATGATAGAGCTGCTAGGTTAAGCAAAAACGCAAAATCAAGACAAGATAAGCTTAAAGAGAAAAGTGTATCAGTAATTATAGATAAAGCAAATGATGAGTGTAGTAATGAAGATAAGGTAATTATCGTTGATGGAACTGAAATTGTAGATAACGGATTGACTGGAGTAATTGCTATGAAAGTAGCAGAAATGTTTAATAAGCCATGCATTTTACTAAATAAACATATTGAAGAAGAAAATATAATAAACAAAGATACTGGAGAAGAAGAAAAGGTAACTAAGATTGTTTATGGTGGAAGTTCAAGAAATATTAATAATAGTCCTATCGATAATTTAAAAGATATAGTTAATGCAATCAATGTTTTTGATTATGCGCAAGGTCACGGGAACGCTTTTGGAATTAAATTGCAGTTAGATAAAGTGACAGAAGCTCGAGAAAAGCTAAATATATTATTGCAAAATGTTGTTTATGAAAGCACATATGTAGTTGACTTTATATTAGATTGTAATGAAGTATCGTTACCATTAATCAACGATATCAATAAGTTAGAGAATGTAATTGGACAGGGAATTGATGAGAGCAGAATTGCAGTAGAAAATATCAAGGTTAATAAAAGAGATATTGAACTTATTGGAAAGAACAGTAATACTGTAAAATTTATTAATAACGATATTGAATACATAATGTTTAATTGTAAAGAAGGAAATGTTTTATTCGATTGGATTAATGATACATGGTGCGAAGATAGTTCAATTGAAATTAATGTGGTTGGCAAGCCGAGTATAAATGAATTTGGAAATATTAGAACTCCGCAAATAAAAATAGATGATATTAGCATCATTAGAACATATGAAAATGAAAGTGTAGAAGAGGATGCTGATAGCGTCTGGTAGGAGGTAGTAAATGTATAGTGCATTACATAATCATTCGCACTACTCATTATTAGATGGGTATGCAACACCAAAAGAATATATGGAAAGAGCAAAAGAGATTGGTTTAAAAGCATTTGCAATCTCAGAACATGGAAATGAGTACAGTTGGTGTTATTTTGAAAAGTTAAAAAAAGATTATCCTGAAATAAAAATGATATATGGTGTTGAATTATATGAAGCATTTGATATGTATGAACAAGATAAGAATAGTAAGTATTTTCACTTAATTGCTTTAGGACGTAATGAAAATGGTCGCAAGGCTTTAAATAAAATAGTTACTGCATCTAATCTTGAAGGATTTTACTATAAACCTAGAATTGATATTAATTTATTAAAACCACATGCACATGATCTTGTAATATCATCTGCTTGTTTGGCTTCTAAGATTGCAAGAGAAAGTGATTATAAAAAATGTGTTGAATATATAAATGAATATAAAAGTATATTTCCTTATTTCTACCTTGAAATGCAGTCACACTCACACGAAGAACAAGAAGAATATAACAAAAAAATATTACAACTATCAAAAGATACAAAAACACCATATATAATTACTACAGACAGTCATGCAGCCACAAAAGAAGATTTGTACTATCAGTCAAGACATGTTCAAATCGCACACGATAGCGATACTTTAACAGAATTATACGAAGGTTGTTATTTACAATCTGAAGAAGATATTCATTTAATTATGGATAAGCAAATCGGCAAAGACGCAGTAGATGTTGGTTTATTAAGAACTAACGAGATTGCGGACTTAATTGAAGATGTAAAAATGCCATTTCAATCGCCACAGTTACCTACTTTCCCATTGCCCACTGAGTTTAATAATAATTTTGAATATATTAAATACTTAGTTGAAATTGGATGGAACGAAAGAGGATTTAATACTTTCGATATTGAGAAACAAAAGATATATAGAGAAAGAATGGATTATGAATTAAAAATAATTAATGACATGGGATTTGATGGATACTTTCTAATCGTTTGGGATTTCATATACTTTGCAAAGAAAAATGATATTATGATTGGCTCAGGTAGAGGTAGTTGTGCAGGAAGTCTTGTATGTTTTGCATTAAACATCACAGATTTAGATCCTATTAAATATGGACTAATCTTTGAAAGATTTCTAAATCCAGAACGTATTTCTATGCCTGATACTGACACGGATGTTTCAAACAGAGAAAAGGTTATTAATTACCTCATTGGTAAATATGGAGAAAACAGAGTGTGTCAAATTATTAACTTCTCTTATATAACGCCAGTAGTTGCAATTAAAGATGTTGGTAAAGTATTAGGATTTAAATACAACGAAATGGATAAGTTGAGTAAAAGATTTTCATATGAGACATTTCAAGAGTGCATTGATAATAACCAAACGTTTATAAAAGACAATTCACAATATGCAGAACTATTTGATATTGCTGGACACCTAAGTGGAAGAATTAAAACAGTTTCATGCCACGCAGGTGGAGTAGGAATTGTAGATACTGAAATTAGTGATTACATGGCTATGAAATTAGGATCTGAAGGTGAGCATGTAATTCAAGTAGATAAACGAATTGTTGAGGAAATAGGAATTATCAAGTTTGATATACTTGGTGTTCAAACGTTGAATTTAGTAAAGGAAATTCAAAAAGACTTGGGAATTACAGAATATGATATTAATATTAATAATCCACTTTTTGAAAATGATGTTAAGCCATATGAACTATTGAGTAAAGCATTAACAAATGGTGTCTTTCAAGTTGAAAGTGCAGGAATGAAGGATTTGCTAATTAGACTTCAAGCCAAATCATTAGAAGAAATATCTGCTGTTTTGGCACTATACAGACCAGACTCTATGGGCGAACTTGAAGATTATATTGAACGTAAGAATGGAAGAAAGTCAATAGAATATATTCATCCAGATATGAAGCAAATACTTGAATCAACATATGGATGTTTAATTTATCAAGAGCAACTATTAGAAATTGTTAGAGTATTTGGTGGACGTACTTACGGAGGTGCTGATCTTTTTAGAAAAGCAATAGGTAAAAAGGATAAAGATTTAGTTAAAAAAGAATCTGAAAAACTATACCAAGAGATTATTGACAACGGTTATGACACAGAAATTGCAAGAAAGATTAGTGATGATATGTCATTAAAGGGAGGATATTTATTTAACAAATCTCATTCGTATAGCTACGCCGTATTATGTTTTCAAACAGCATTTCTTAAAGTATATTATCCATTATATTTCTTTAAAGCTTTGTTTAATTTAAATAAAGATAAAGCTGGCATGGTTAATAAGTACATAATTGATTCAAAATCATTCAATATTACTGTATTACCACCTCATATTAACAAGTCAGATATTAACTTTTCAATATATGAGAATAGTATTTTGTTTGGACTTTCAGCCATTAGTGGAATTGGAGAAAAGATTGCGTTAACAATATTAGACGAAAGATTAAATGGTTTATTTAAAGATTTTACTGAGTTTCTACTGAGAATAAATCCGTCGAAGGGGCAAGTAATATCGCTTATTAAATCAGGTGCTATACCGTCTACTAACAAGAAGCAAACACTAATAAAATTTTTTAAATCATCGTATGAGATAAGAGAATATAAACCAGTATCATCGCTACCTACTCACAAATTGTTATTAGAGGAATGGAATATTGATACAGATAAATACAAGGAAGGTAAGAAAGTTAATAAAGATAAAGTACTTGAAATATATAACAATGAAAGACTTAAACGTTTTGATGTTACCGAGGCAGAAAGATATAAAAATTATATAGAAGAATGTAATGATAAATACCTACAAAATGAGCAATTTTGGGAATTTGAATCGTTGCAAATATTTATAAATGATAATCCATTCGAAAAAGCATATGAATACATATCAAAACCATTCGAAGAAGTAGAAGATGGTGAAGTTTGTACTATTATCGGAGTTATAGCAAAAGTACAAAAAAAGAAAGACAAGAACAAGAAACAGTTTGCTTATGCAAATATATATTCATCCTTTGGGCTTACTGAAGCAATAATATGGCACTCACAATTAAAGGAATACGAAGATTTAATAATAAAAGGAAAGCAAATTGCAATGTTGTGCAAGAAGGATAGTAATGAAAAAGTAATTGCTGACAAGATTAAACCTTATGACAAGTGGTTAGAAGATATTAAAAAACAGAAGGGTGTGAGATGATGGAAGATGCTATAAGAGTTGTAGAATTTAATATGATACCAATTAATGAACGATATTATAGTGAGGATACCAGTTGGGGGATATTCTCTTTTACAACAAAAGACGAACTGCCACATTATAGTGATTATTTTGATCCTTTTATGGATAATAAAACACCACAAAAGATGAGTAATATTGTTGGTAAAATGCAGAAGTTATATCTTGGATCAGAGTATAAAGTAAGAGCAACATGTGAATATAACTCAAAATATTCTTCTTATCAATATACACCAGTATCTCCTATAGTGGCAGTAGAACCAAAAACATTTGAATCACAAGAATTGTTCTTAAAGTCTTTAACTAATGAAACAGTAGCTAAAAACATTCTTCATGAATACCCAAGTGTAATAGAAGAAGTAATGAATGGAGAACTTAAAGATTTAGAATATGAGAAAATTAAAGGATTGGGAAAAATAACATGGGACAGATTAAGAAATAGTATTATTGATAATTATGTCATTTCCGATATTATAACGATGCTACAACCACTTGGAGTAACATTTAATATGATTAAAAAACTATTAAGTGAAGAACCTAATCCAGCTTTATTAAAACAACAACTCAATGAAAATCCATATATAATGACAAAAATAAGAGGTTTAGGATTTAAACGAGTTGATGACTTATCTTTAAAGTTAAAACCAGATTTGAGAAATTCGATGTTTAGATTGGTTGCTTTTGTTCAACATTATCTATATGAAATTGGAGAAAATGATGGTCATACATGGATAACAAAAGAAACATTAGAAGCTAAAGTTAGCGATAATGTTAGTGAATGTATGGGTTTTCTACCTCAATTATTGAATAACAATTTATTTCTTTATCAAGAAGATGGCAAAGTAGGATTATTATATTATAGAAATATTGAAGAAAAAATATATAAAATACTAATTGAGAAGAATAATTTATTTAATGAAAAGTTTGTGTTTACTGAAGAAGAAGTAGAGGAAGGAATTAAACAATGTGAGGAAGAACAAGGATTTCAATATACTGAAGAGCAGACAAAAACTATAAAAGCATCGCTAGGCAAAGATGTAGCTGTAATATCTGGTAAAGCAGGAACGGGGAAGACATCAATATCTAAAGCAATATTTAGAATATATAAAAATAAAAACTTCTCTATAATAGCTATGGCATTATCAGCAAAAGCAGCACAACGTATTACAGAAGCCACAAATTATTCTGCTTCAACAATACATAGAGCATTGGGGGCGAAAGGATTTAATGATTTCACATATAATCATAACTTCCCATTACCAGTAGATTTAGTATTCGTTGATGAGGCAAGTATGATTAATGCCAAACTATTTTATGATCTATTGTGTGCAATTAATTATAACACAAGAATAATAATATCTGGAGATCATATGCAATTACCACCTATTGGTTTTGGAAATATATTTTCAGATATGCTTTTAAGAGATGATGTATTAAATTCAAATCAACTTACTAAGCCAATGAGACAGGCGCAAATGTCAGGTATTTTGTCAGATGCAAACTTAATCAGAGATGGTATAAATCCTATTGACACACCAGAACTTAAAATTATTCATGGTGAATTGCAAGATATGTATTATATGTTTAGAGAAAGTCGTGAAGGAATGCAGAATATAGCAATTAATACATATCTAAAATCAATTGAGAATGATGGGATTGATGAAGTTGTTATTGCAGTTCCTAGAAAAAAGGATTGTGTAAATAGTGCATTCGAGATTAATAAGATAATTCAAGAAAAATTACTATCTGGAAAACAATCAATTGATAAGTCATATATTAAATATAGACTTGGGGCTAAAGTAATGCAGATTGTAAATGATTACGAAAAGAATGTATTTAATGGAGAAGTTGGTTATATTACTAGCATCTACAAGGATGAAAAGAATAGAGAGTTTTGTGATATTACTTACAAATCAAACGATACAGAAAAGGTTATTACATATTCAAAAACCGAATTGGACAATGTTGATTTAGCTTATGCGATGACGGTTCATAAGTTGCAAGGAAGTGGATATAAGACAGTAATTGGAGTTGTAGATAATACACATTATTCATTATTAGACAATTGTATGCTATATACAATGATAACCAGAGCAAAGAAAAGGTGTTGCTTACTTGCAGAACCAAGTGCATTTATAAAGTGTATTAAAACTAACCATAACAGTGCAAGACAAACTTGGTTAAAAGAAATAACAAATAAATAAGATATATTAAACTAACTATTGACATAACTTTCAGCCTGTGATATTATTAGTATAGAACCAAACGAAACGGTTCATTACATAATGTTTCAGGCTGTTTTAACAATAAACAAGAAGTATTAAACAAAATATAAAAGACGTATTTTATCGCATGTGGAAAGGAGATATATGAGTAGATTCCGTGACTTACAAGACTTAGTCGAAATGACAAGTGAATTAAAGTTAGAAATGATTATAGATGAGATGCAACATGTGAAAATGAAAAAATTGAAAGATGGAAATTATGCTGCTAATACAGGACGTGGATTTAGTGACAACAAGCAATATCTGTACGAAGTCTTATATAATATTCAACAGATTATATCTGAATGACAAGATAAATCAAAAATTTGCTGCGATAGAAAGGATGCAAAAATATGATATTAAAATGTGTTTTAGAGTTCATAAATATTTATGACAAAATTACAATCGGTATTAATAAACACGATTTGATACATTATGAAAATAAAGATTATATAGACGAAAAATATTTAGATTGCACAGTTGATTGTGTAGGAACAGCAAGAAGTAGTGGTGGTCTATTAATAGATATTTGGGTTGACAATTAACTAGATAAGACCAAATTGTGAATTGATTGTGTGAAAGGAGATTTTTAGTGGATGAGGTAGAAAGAGCTATAGATACTTGTAAACGACTGTCATTGCAAGTAAACGAAATGATTGCTGATGATTTGTCTATTACAGCAGTAAATGCACTATTAAAAGAAATTCCAATAAAATATAAAACTAAAGATGCTATATTTTTGGGGAACCCTATTAAACAAATGATATGTGGAAAATGCGGAATGAATATCTATTCAAAAGATCAAAAATATTGTTCCGAGTGTGGAACGAAGATTAGAATGTAATAAAAGCAGCCTTCTATAAGGTTAGAAAGAGAGGAACAGAATGGAGTTTGAAAAAGCAAAGAATTTAAGAGTAGTATTTGATAATACAACGGATGTTACACGAGAAAGTGTTGGATTACCATTTATATATAATGACAAACCAATAGGGACAATCTCAGCAGTTTATGAAGATAGAATTGAATGCATTATATTTGACAGGTTTATGAAATGTTATCCTGAATACACAAGAAAAGATGGTGATATAGAATTAGCTGCCATTAATATGTATTTAGAATAATCTTATAGAACCAATCTTCTATACGATTAGAAAGGAGAGAAATGACAATAAGAGAGGCGTTACCTAGTGTTATACAAAATGGATTTACATATCATAAAGCGTTGGGAAACAATACACAGTTGTTTCCTGATGATTGGATTAGAGTTTATTGGGGAAAGGATTGTTTAATTGATAAAATGATTTACTCGTGTGACTATAAAGATTTAGATTCTATTCCAGATAAAGTGCTAGATTTAGAATTTGACTTGCAAAGTAATTGGTTAATAGGATGTAATTTATCGGTTGACTTTATATTAAATAGAGATATATAACAATAAGGTGGATTATTGATTGGAGGAAATATTATGGATAATACAAACAAACAAGACATGTCAAAAACATGCGGTTTTAAAGATGCCGAAATTCAAAACAATATTATAAGATTAAAAGAAGAACGTAAAGAATACATAAAACAGCTTGAATATGCACTAAGATATTTTGATAATGAAAAGACTTATGATAATAATGTGGCTTATAGTATAGCTGTAAGGTTGATTAAGAATGAGCTAGATAAGGAGAGAAACATTAAGTGAAACATATATATAGTATTACATTTAAAAAACAGGAGTTAAATATTCATAGATCAACAAATGGAGGCTATTCTTGGCAAGAAGTCGATACGAGCGATTTATTAAGAAGAATTACATTATACTGTTTAGATAATAACATAAAAATTAAGTACTTAAAAATAGAGGACACTTTTAAAAATAGTTCACTGAAAATAAAATGTAGTAAAAATGAATATATAAAATTGGTATTAGAATTAAGCTTGCCTAAATATATGATAGATTTATTAAACATAAGAATATAAAGGAGTCAAAGATGTTAAGTATTGGAGATGTAGTAAAAATTAAAAACGATATTATAAATCACTTTGATTATGTTCCAGAGATGTATGATTATCTAGGGAGAGAAGTTACTGTTGCACGCGTATGTGAAGGTGAATTTAATATTGTAGAAGATAATGGTATGTGGATTTGGTATGATGAAATGATTGATATATAATATAATAAATTGTGTGATTTATGTGAGTATTAGAAAGGAATAGTATGACAGATATGAAAGAATGGAAATTAGAAAACATGCCATTGAAAAGCAGTAATGGTACAGTACGAAGTAAAAGATGTAATATTATTAGCTTCTACTGCCATGTTTGCGATATGTGGCATACACAGGAAAGAAAAGATACATATATAATTGAAACAGAGGAAGAAACAATTATGTTATGTAAAGAAGCTTATGATTTTTGGCACAGATAATAGCATCGAATACAAGATTTATGTTATAAATATTAAACTATAGGAAAGGGATTAGCATGAAGAGAAAAATTGATTTTATTATTAGAGAAGAAGACGATGAAAAATTGTTGTTTAGATTTTATCCAAGACGTTCTCACGTACATAGCTTTAATGATAAGCCACCTACTAACTGGGATGAAGTATATAAGGTATATTTCGCATACTCAATTATTCGACAAATTAAATGGTCAGATGATGAAAATTGGGAATCTGAAATAATGTACGATGAAAGCTTTGATGAGTGTAGTGCTATAGATCAAGTTTCAGCTTTAATAAAGCAAATATTAGAAGGTAAAAACGAGAAAGATTTATATGATATACATCCATTTGGTGACGGTACATCATACAAAATAGAGAAGTGGGCAGATTGGAATAAAAATCCTCATTGGCAATTTATGATGTTTCAATCTTATACTAACAAGGGATACAGATTTAGTCTTAGAGAAACAGAATTATTAGAATTTAGAAATAAGATAGAATATTTTTTAGAATATATGTTGGAACACGGAGAAGAAATATAGCATAGAATGCAAATTTTGTGAGATATGAAAGGACAAATAGTATGGATGAAGTTGTTATTAAAACGGTAGATGGTTATTATTTTGCAGGAAAAATGAATGATGAACCATTATTTACATTAACTAAATGGAAGGCTTGGAAAGTGTCTAAATATAACAGTGAAAAATTAGATGATGAAAAGGGATATATAGAAGCTCACACTGGAAAAGAATGCGTCGTAGAACAATATGAGGATTAATAAATGATTAGATGGGTCAAAAAACAAATATGTAAAAAGTTTGGTCATAAATGGGATTATTATACTATAAGCACTGGATACTGGAGTTATGATATAGAACAAGCAGGATATTGTAAAAGATGTGGGTATGACACTCATGAGAATATAAAACATTATAAAATATAATTTGGAGATTATTTAAAGAAAGGAATGTCAAACAATGGATATTAGAGATTATTATATGAGAGAGAAATCAGAAATACAAAAAGCAAAAGATAAGATTCTTGAAAATATGATGAAGCAACAGGGATTATATGATTTATATTACTTGGGGCAGATAAGTGTTGTTGAATCTTTAGTAAATTACATAGATAAAGATTATTGCAAGATATTATTGAAGAGTCTGGTTGACTCAAGTGAAACAAGTGATGAAATAAAGAAGTTATCTAGTAATCTATTTGAGAAATATAGCAAAGAACCAAAATTTGAGTTATAGAATGAAACAACTGATTTATATGAGACAGGAGACACATATGGGTAAGCATTGTTTAAATTGCAATATTCCATATACAAAAGGTATACATGTTGAAACTGGCTGCCAAAGATGTAAAACACCAGAATTAGAAAAATGGAGAAAGATAAGAAAGTTATATATTAAACCATTCTTCCGTTGGTACGATCTTTGGATGGGATTATATATTGATAAACCTAATAATACCGTATATTTTTGTCCAGTTCCTATGCTTGGGATAAAGATAAGAATTAACAAAGAGATAAGATAGAAGTACAGTTGAAAGGAGATGAAAAATGTGAAAGAGGTTGAAGAATTAACCATATCTTTATTAGTAAATGAAAAGTATTCAGAAGAAGGCGTAAATGATATTGTCTCTGATATTCAAGAAATAATCGGAATGACAGATAGTGATGATATAAAGTGGGAATACGGAAGTGGAAGAATAGTATGGAATCGAGAACTTATACGATAATTTAGAAAGGAGGAATATAACATGGATAATATAGAAGACATAAAGAACGATTTTATGACTGCTGGATATAGCGAAAAAGAATCAATTGTATTAGCAGAAGAAGCAATCAAGTTTAAATCAACTGTTGCAGAAATAACACTTGAAGAAGCAATTGGGTATTTAAAACAAGCATATGATACGATGAAATTATAGTTTTATTCGATTAAGAAAGGAGACTTTGAAATGAATGATTTAAGTAAAAGAAAATACATATATAGAATTTATTCTTCAGAAGACTGTGTGATTCATTGTGAGAAACATCCGGTTATTTATATTAATAGTAAGGTTGTTTATTATAAAGATCACAGAAAACAGGAATATCTCAATTATAGATTGGTTAGTAGTGTTTATGACGAGTTTATTGAAGTTACTTTAAACGTATGTGGAAATTTTGAAAGATATTTCTGGAAAGTAGAGAATTTTGATAGTAAGGCAGAAACAGAAAAAGCATACTCACGAAGAGTCCAAAGTGATATTGAATTGGCAAAAGAATCTATGGAAAGAGCTGAAAAGGAATATGCTGCAAAGAAGCAAAAATATTATGATTTAATAAGAAAATAACCAAGTCAAATTCCACATTTATGCGATGCGGTAGAAAGGAGAAGCTTAATAATGGGAATAATTTGCGCTATTAATCCTATTACTGAATATAAAGAATTAAATGACATGATATGTAACAATAAATGTACTTGTTATAAATATGAAAAATCTAAAGTAAACTATTGGGTTAAACTAAGCCAAGAGAGTTACGATGTATTACCTCAAGATTTAAAAGATAACCAAAGTATAATATATGAAATATAATAAATTCAGGTATTGATATGAAAAATAAGAAAGGAGCAGGCAATGAAAATCACTATTGAATTAACTGAGAAAGAAATTGAAAAATTAGATGATTTAACAGGAGAAATATTTGATTATGAATATGACGAAGATATTATTGATGCCATTCATAAATTAATTGAAATAGCATAGAAGGTGATATTGATATGATAAATATTAAACTTAAGTAAGTAGGTGATACATGAACGAGCATTATTCATACGACGAGATATATGGAACATTACTATACAAAAATGAAACAGATGATATACGAAAGTATTTTGTAATCGATTGTGAATACTACAAGTTCTATAGATTGATGTTCATGTATGGTTGGAACAAAGTTAGTATTAAACAATGTGAAAGAAAAGGATTAAGAGGGTTTGAAGTTAAATTACATAGAAAGTTAGGTGACTAGATTGAAAGTAATTAAAAGAGATTGTTCAGAGGTGGATTTTGATAAAAACAAGATAAGAAACGCAATTACAAAAGCAATGAAACATGGAAGTGGTGCGGTAAAAATAAGTATTGCTGATGATATTGCTAACGAAATTGAGGAAGAATTTTCGTCTCGTGATGAGATAGGAATATCAGATATTGAAAATATGGTATTTGACAAACTCATATCAAAAAAACAGAAATTAACAGCAAAAGCATATGAAGGATATCGTCAAATCAGAGAATTCCAAAGAGATGTTACTAACTCTACAGATGAGTCTATTATTGAGTTATTAACTGGAACTAGTGAATATTGGAATAGTGAAAATTCAAACAAGAATGCAAAACTTGTAACTACACAAAGAGACTACATGGCAGGAATCGTAAGTGAAGATATCAGTAAAAGATTTTTATTAGCACCAGAGATTGTTCAAGCTAATCAAGAAGGAATTATTCACTTTCATGATATTGATTATTTTGGTCAGGATGCATTACATAATTGTGATCTTATCAATCTTGAAGATATGCTACAGAACGGTACAACTATTAATGGTGTAATGATTGAAAAACCACATAGGTTTATTACGGCTATGACAATTGCTACACAAATAATTACTGCTGTTACATCTTCTCAATATGGTGGTGCAAGTATTAGTTTAACTCACTTAGCTCCGTTCGTAAAAGATAGTTACAACAAGATCAAAAATGAAGTCGAAGAAGAATTTTCAGGAATATATGGCATCAACAAAACTAATGATTGGTCTTCAGATAGAGATGAACGAATTGAACAAATAACAAATAAACGACTATTGAAAGAAATTAAAGATGGTGTTCAAACATTTAATTATCAAATAAATTCTATGACAACAACCAATGGACAGTCTCCCTTTTTGACTGTGTTTATGTATCTGAATGAAACTGAAGAGTATAAAAATGAATTAGCATTAATTATAGAAGAATTTATTAGACAAAGAATTACAGGAATGAAAAATAAAGTTGGAGTATATGTTACTCAGGCTTTCCCAAAATTAATTTATGTACTTGAAGATGATAATATTAATGAAGATAGTAAGTATTATTATTTAACTAAGTTATCTGCTGAATGTAGTGCAAAGAGACTAGTTCCAGATTATATTTCTGAAAAAGTTATGAAAGAATTAAAGGAAGGTAACTGCTATCCAGTAATGGGATGTAGATCTGCTTTATCACCGTGGAAAGACGAAAATGACAACTATAAATTTTACGGACGGTTTAATCAAGGAGTAGTAACTCTTAATTTAGTAGATTTAGCATTATCATCTGAAGGAAGTTTTGAAAAGTTTTGGGATATGTTTGAAGAAAGAACTGAATTATGTCACAAAGCATTATTAATAAGACATAATAGACTTAAAGGAACATTATCAGATGTAGCACCTATTTTATGGCAACATGGAGCATTGGCTAGACTAAAAAGTGGAGAAACAATTGATAAATTGCTTTATGGTGGTTACTCTACGATTTCACTTGGATATGCTGGATTATATGAATGTGTAAAATATATGACTGGTAATAGTCATACAGATAATGGAATTGGAAAAGAATTTGGACTAAAGATTATGAAATCGATGAATGATAAATGTAATCAATGGAAAGAGGAAGATAATCTAGGTTATAGTCCTTATGGTTCACCAATTGAGTCAACCACATATAAGTTTGCAAAATGTTTAAAGAATAGGTTTGGCGTAGTTGAAGGAATTACAGATAGAGATTATATTACTAACTCATATCATGTACCAGTATTTGAAGAGATTGATGCGTTTGAAAAATTAAATCTTGAAAGTAAGTTTCAGAATTTATCGCTTGGTGGTGCAATTTCTTATATTGAAACATCTGATTTAACAAATAATATCGACGCTATTTTAGAAGTACTAAAATATCTTTATTATAATGTTATGTATGCTGAACTAAATACAAAGTCTGATTATTGTCAAAAGTGCGGATACACAGGAGAAATCTTAATAGATGATAATATGAATTGGTATTGTCCAATCTGTGAAAATCGTAATCAAGATATGTTAAATGTGGCACGTCGTACATGTGGATATATTGGATCGAATTTCTGGAATAAAGGACGTACAGAAGAAATAAAAAAACGTTATGTACACATAGATAATTATGATTACAAAGAAGGTGATTGTAATTAGATATGCAAAGATTAGAAGAACTGATATAAGTAACGGAGATGGGATCAGAGTATCTCTCTTCGTTCAAGGATGTAACATTCGCTGCAAAGGATGCTTTAATAAAGATACGTGGGATTTTAATGGCGGTAATGAATGGACAGAAGAAATTGAAAATGAATTTATCATCCTTTGTAATAAGCCACATATAAAGGCTGTATCAATTCTTGGTGGAGAACCATTACAACAAGACGATACATTACTAAAGTTATTAATTAGAATTAAAAAAGAAGTACATAAACCAATTTCATTATGGACTGGATATAAATTTGAAAGTATTCCCGATGATAAAAAAGAACTATTAAACTATGTAGATGAAATAACAGACGGGCAGTTTGTTGAAGACTTAAAAGATTATAGATTAAAGTTTAAAGGTAGTAGTAATCAGATACTATATAAAAAAGGAATAGATTATTAAATAGCATCAAACAGAAACTTATTGTTTATTTTGAAAGAAGGTGATTATATTTTAGATAGTTATTCAAGTAGTAGAACTAATGTAAGTAACTCAATTAAGATAAATGCGGTTACAGGAAACATATTAAAAAATTATCAGAAGAGTTTCTTTAAGCGATTTAAATTAGATAGTACTATGGCTAAACAATTATTTGACGAAGAACTACCACATTTAAGTAAATATACAACAGAATATTATAACACGCAAAGCTACAGTTCATATCAAAAAGAAGAAAAGCGTCCCGTGGTCATTGTTCAAATGATGATATGTGGAGAGTCAGAAGTGTTAGCTGAAATTATGTGGAAAGATGATTTTGATGAACTATTTAAAGAATAATATCAAAGACTTATTCCATGTGATAATAAAGAGAGGTGTAAAATGGAAGGAAAATATAAATTAAAACAAATACATGAAAACGGAGATATTGAATTAATTAAAATTAAAGAAGATTTTAATGAAATATGGATTAAAAACTTCATAGTTTATTTATCGGAGTTACAAGATAAGGCACAATATAAAGAATTTAATTTACTCTATGGAAAAGTATCATTAGAACATATCAAAGGTTATAATGAGTGCTTGAATGACATTGTGCGATATGTTAATCAAAATAAACCATTATAAATATTATATTTACTTGATATGAAAGGAGAATTTATCACTATGAAACCAGTTTTTGAAGTTGATGACTTCGTAGAAATAAAAGATATGGAATTCTTTAGTGGGCTAAGAGGTATGGTTACAGAAGTAAGAAATAGAATTTGTACAATACATATTAATAAAAGCGCAGAGCACAGTGAATTTTACATCTATGCAGAATTTGGAGAGCTAAACTATATTAATCATTATAAAAAGGAGATATAAAACATGGCAAGAGGAAAGAAATTGGAGTTAGTAAATGGTCAGGATGAAGGAATATTTAAATTTATAAAACTAAACACAGATATTATTGATGATAGTAAAAGAATCCCAAATTACCATTTAGATGAATATGCGGCTGTTTGTGTAGATGCAAATGAGAACCACGAGCTATTTAAGATAAAACAAGTAACAGTTACAAGCGAAAATATAAAATCTACTACGACACAATATGGAGACAAATATAAAATTGGAGATACATATCAAGAATGGATTAGTATGGAAAAATATTTAGACTCTCCATTGGAAGCTGCAAAATGTTATGCTAAAATGATTGGAAATAATGAAATAAGTAAACTTGCATACTGCAAAGACATTAATAAATTAGTTGAAATAAGTAATAAAATAAATAAGACGTTGGAAGAATTCGCAATAAATTATACCGTTCCAGAGGTAACTAAACAATTAAGTAAAGCACACGATGCACTAATCAACATTCAGAAAGAAATAAAAGCATATGAAGATACGAAACTACAAATAACAAGTGAATGTAATGAATTACTGGAGCTTATAAGAAATAATCGTAAAATTATTGTAGACAATATGCCAAAAGAGAAGAAACATAGAATTAAATTGGAGGAGAATTAATTGGACATCAAGATTAAATATTTCACAGATAAAATAGAAAAACTTAGATACATAGATGGGA